GTCCCGTGTGTACGTCGCGTTGACGAACACCTCCCAGCGTCCGCCCTGGGTGATCTCCTCTCCGATCTGAATAGTCTCGGACTCGCAGCCACCGAAGTAGAACCCAGTACCCCGGAACACCCCGAGTCCTTCAACGCCCGCGTTGAGCGTGTTGAAGTAGTTGCCCGGCGCGCGCATCGGGAAGTAGAAGGCCGGCGGAACACCCTGGGTCGGGGACGAGCCGACGTACCCCCAGCTTGGGTTGTGGCAACAAACACCGCCACAGCAACACCCGCCGCCGCCGTGGGTGGTCGCCAACCCGCCGCCGAACGCTCCGAGCCCGCCGCCGCTCGAGATGATCCCAGGCACTTACAGCCCGACCGGCTGCCGCACGTCTGATGCGCCCAGGTATGCGACGTTCGAGATAGTCGTGCCGGACTTGATGCCCGAGATCCGACCGCCGTAGGAGTTGAAGGCGGTCCCTCCGTAAGTGATGTCCTCCTGCTGCTGCGAGAAGTCCAGCAAACCGCCGTGGAGCGTGTACGTCGGGACTGCCCCGTACATTGGGAAGACCTTTCCGCCCCACTGTTCCACCTCGGTCAGCGTGCCGAGTTCGCCGTGAAGCGTGACTGTGGCAGTCCCGCCCACGATGATCTTGGTAAAGCCGCGTTTGATGAGCCAGTTCCCCGCAAGGAAGTGGGCGAGCGTGAACCCGGTAGCGTTGTACTCGATCACGCCCGAGCCGCGCGAGCCCGTCACCGCGTTCTCGGTCGAGTAGAGGTTGGTGATCACGCTCGAGGCGTTCGCGTTGAGCAGGCCCCCGTCGATCGTCAGGTCCGTCACCGTGCCCCCGGTCAGGAACGTGCGCTGACGCCCGCCCAGGTCGAGGTTCTGGATCTCCGTCCCGCCGTCCGTCAGGTAGAGGTCCACCCGGCCACGGTTGCGGATTCGCTCCGTACCCGTGCTGTTCGCGTCCACTTGGAGCGAACCGTCCGTGCCGCCCCCGACCTGGCCCGTGGCCCCCTCGTTGAAGTCGAGGGAGTCGATGCCCGTGGCCGAGAGGCCGGACTGGTCCAGGCCCGCGGTGATACGCCCGAAGGGCTTGTTCACTTCGAGCGTTGCGTTATCGGCGAATCCAGTCGCGTCGGACCAGTTGGCCGCAGCGAATGAGGTCGCCCCTTCGTTGAGAACTGCCATTATCTGGCCTCCTTATTCGCTCCACGCCTTGAGCGTCACGCGCGCCCTGGCGTTTGCCGTTCCTACCGTCGTCACCACCGCGCGAATCCACGAGGACCCGCGCACGTCGTGGAGATTGCCCATTCCGTCAGCCGAGAGCGTTTCCGCCGCGTCCATCGCAAAGTATTCCACGCCGTCCAGAGACCGCTCGAGCGTGACCACCGCGGACCCGTAGCTCTCGGCGGTCAGTACCATCTGCCAGCTCGCCGTGTGCGCGGAGTCCACGTTCAGGACTATCTCGTTCCCGGGCGTGTCGAGCTTCAGCCCCTCGAGCGGTGTTTCTGTCGTGATCGGCGTGCCCATATCAGGTTCTCACAATCTCGCTTCCGTCCTCGTTCCTGTCGGTGTCCCAGCCCCAGTCAAAGACGTGGATCTCGCCGACGCTGCCCCGGAGCAGCTTCACCGTGCCGAGGTACTGGAGACCGTCCGGGACGGATACGCCGTCCGTCTCGGCCATGAACAGGTAGCGGGTCTCGTCCGCGCCCGGGCCGTTCGAGTAGAGCGCGATCCGGCCCGCCGGCCCCGTGTCAACCTCGGTCATCCCCGTGATCCAGCCACCCCTGGGCATGGAGACAGTGCGGACACCCTCGGAGACTGTGACGATGTGTTCCTTGACCTGTGCCATCAGTCGATGTTCCATCCCGAGATTGAGCAGGCGCCCGCAGCGCCCCGCGTTGTGACGGACCCGCCGCCGTTGTGGAAGATCCGAAAGTCAACCGTATCTGTGGCTACGAGCGGGATCACGCCCACCCCCACGACCGCGTGCTCCTTCGTGTTGCCGGCGCTGTGTCTCAGGCCCCGGATGTAGAGCGCCCCGTTCTTGTACCAAGCCCCCACCATGTCCACGGCGTTGATGATGCCAGCGATCTCCACCGAGGTCTGGAAGTGGTAGTTGCCGTCCCCGCCGGTCGGGCAGGTGAAGACCCCCGCGCTGAACGCCGAGTCCGAGTCCACGATCTCCGAGTTGAACGGCGTCCCGTTGAGCGCCGTCCACGCGCCATTGGTCAGCGATTGCGTGGAGGTGTTCGAGAGCCGGGCCGCGAACCGTGTGGTGAACGGCTTGCGCTGGCCCGAGGGGATCAGGTTCATCGTCCCAGACTCGTCCGGGTGGATGATCGTCCGGTTAGCGGTCAGGGCACTCATATCAAACGTGTGCTGGCCCGTCACGCCATTCTTGTGGGCGATTGACCGGAACCCTTGCGCCGCGGTCCAGTCGCCAACCACTGAATACCGGGCGTAATCCTCGCCCGATTGGACTAGTGTGTCCGAGCGTATCAGTGTCATGGCGCACCCCCCAGATCCTCACACCGCGCGAAGTACGGGAGCTCTCGGGGCGCGATGATGTACGAGGTCTCTGTGCCTGGCCCCAGCGCCGTCCTGATGTCCACGATCGTCCCGACCGCGAACGGGAAGGTCCAGAACTCGTCCGTGGTGCCGGGAACCACGTCGGGCCACCGCACGTTCGGCTGGGGCGCTACCGCCGAGAACACGGTCAGCCCCTCCCCGTCCATCACCTGGATGTCGTAGTTGATCTTGGACGCCTGCGCCGCGGTGGTCACGTCGGAGTCCACCAGCCCCGTCTGCTCAACGTACCGCTTGATCACGATCCCGGTGTCTGTGCGGAACGTCGTCATCACACCACCCCCGGAAGCGTCTGCCACCCGTTGAAGTCGGGGGTGTAGGTGAGGGGGAACCGGATCGCCGGCAGGTTCTCGATGTCGTCGGGGTCGGGGACCGTCTGGACAAACGTGAACGGGGGCCTGACGTACTCCTCGCCGCCCTGCTCGATGAAGGGGACGCGGATCTGGTCGTCACCCACCCAGAGCGGGCCGGAGCCGTAGTTGCCCTGTGTCGGCGCCGCGATGCCGCTGGCGGCCACGAACCCCCAGGGCAGGAGGAACGAGCCCGTGTCCTGCTCCCAGGAGTACCGGATCTGCCATCTCGGGTCATCGCCCGGCTCTGCCGACCCCTGGGTCCGCTGGTCCACGTTCTGGGGGCTGAACCCGTAGAGCCCGCCCTGGATCTGGTGGAGTTTGTTGGTCTGGGCCGCGATCGCCGCGAACTGCGGGAGCGAGGTGGGGATGCCAGAGACCGAGAAGGCCGCGTTCGAGGTGAGTACCTGGAGCGGGCGGATCTCGTTCACGCTCACAACGTGCGGGGTCCAGACCATCTTCTCGACGGGCGGGTCGTTGCCAAACGCCGGCAGCGTCTTCTTGACCCGCTTTAGCACCGGGATCGGCTGGCTGATCGGCTGGTAGCGGATCGACCAGGAGAACTGGCCCTCGATGATCGGAGGGTCCGACTGTTCCGGCGCTCCAAATCTCCCGTCATTCGAGTAGAGCACGTCCACGAACGAGTTGCCGTCAGGCGCGGCCCGGGCCGTCAGGGCATCCACGATCTGGCCGGGCTCGCTCGGGTGTGAGTCGCCACGATTGGGCAGATCGGTGTCCTGGAGCGCCGACTGCCGGGGCTGATTGACGTAGTAGACCTCGCGCGAGGCCCCGCCGCCGTCCTGCTCGAGCGTCTGACCCTCGAAGTGGAGCCGGGTAGCGGTCAAGGCGTCACCTGCCCAGACCCCTGCATCGGGACAACGGGCAGGTTGGACCGGATGTCTATGAGCTCGGCGATGATGCCCGCGCTGCTCCCGCCGGTGGAACCAAAGAGCCCGCCCTGCTCGTCACGGATCGCCCGGAGTGCGTCGATCATGGATTCCTGAAATGCACGGGCCTGGGCGTCGAGGGCTCGGCCTCGCTCGTCAGTAACCCTCTGGATGGCATCGAGTTCGCGTTGTAGTGTTTCCTCTACCCGCCTCTTCTCTCGCTTCAGCTCGTCCTCGGTGAACTGGAGCCCAAGTTCTTGACGCCGCTTCGCCAACCTCTCCAGTTCCTCTAGGGCCTTCTCCGCGTTCTCTTTGGCTATCTCCCGCTCGGTCATCCCGGCGCGTCTGGCCGCGTTCTCCCGCGCTTCGAGTAGCGCCCGAAGGGCCACAAAGTCGGCGTCCCCCTGCCTTTTCCTGTCGGCGTTGTTGAGCCTGTCCCTCTGCCTTCGGAGTTCCCCGTCAAGCTGCGAGAGCTTGTCAAACTCGTCTTCCAACTCTCTGAGCCGTTCAGATGCACTCTTGCCGATTCCGGTTTCGCCAATGGTCAGAATCGGGTTATTCTGGTTCTCCCGAAGGAACTCAATCCTCTTCTGTAGGGCCTGCAACGCCGCCTCGGTTGCCCTGATGTTCTCCTCGATATTGACCACCGACTTGTCAAGACCGTCCGCCAGTTTGTCGGTGTCGCTTCTTGCGTCTTTGAGGCTCTTTGCAAGCGCCACCACACCGGCGGTAGCCAGTGCAACAAGACCTACGATCGCCGTGAATGCACCAACGAGGGCGGTGGCAGCGCCGACCGCTCCACTGATCGCGCCAGAGAACTTCCGGGCCCCAGCCGTGGACCCGTCGATCTTGCTGCCAACATCCTCGAACGCCCCGCCCGCCTTCTTGCCCGCGGCCTCGGCGTCGGTCCCGAACTGGTTGACATCGGATCGCGCCTCGTCCAGCCCCCGCTTGAGCTGTGAGGTGTCCGCGGTAACGTCTACCCGCGCCTCGCCGACCTTTGATCCGCGGCCCTTTGGCATCAGATACCCCCTACGCCAGCGTCAGCGCGCCCGTGCCCTGCAGCTGGCCCGAGACCGCGATCGGCTGGCCCAGGTTGCAGGTGATCGACAACTGACTCAGGAAGCAGCTACCCGTGTGTGTCTTTGACCCGCCGACCGTGAACACCACCGTTCCCGCGTCGGCCCTGGCGACCGCCCCGGCGGGGAGCACGTTCGAGGACCCCACCACCGTCAGGTCGCCCGAGCCCGCAAAGTTGTACGGGATTCGGTTCGTGTCGCTCGATTCCACGTTGACACTCAGCGCCGACTGGTTGGCGATGATGTTGCCGGTGAACTCGTTGTCCGTCGCCCCCTCCTCGGTCAGCTTGAGCGTCGCCGCCGCCGCCGCGATCGCCGAGGGCAGAACCACGTCGGTGGTATCGGACACGCCCGCGTCGAAGGTCCCGCCCCAGGTGAGCAGACCAGCCGCGAACGTGTTCCACGCCGGGGCAGAGGCCGCCATCTCCGTCGTGTTGACCACCGCATACCCCATATTGAGGCTCCATCCCTTGAGGTGGAGCGGGGTGATCGTTGAGTGGGTGACGTTCCCCTCGTACCCCGTCTGCGGCGCCGCCTTCGGGAACCGGCCCTGGAAAGACACGGACCAGGACGGGATACCCACGAACTGAGAGGCCGAGACCGGGGGGGTTGCCGCGAAGGCCGTGCCCCCGAACGCCGGCGCGTCGGTGGTCAGCGTGAACTGATACCCACCGACCCCGCCCGTATCGAACAGGTGTTCCAGTTGCGTCCCGGAACTGACCGAGATGTCGCCGTCAATGCCAAGTGAGACTGCCATCGGGTCAGCCCTCCGTTACCAGTACCTCGTACGTCTCGACGTAGGACCACACGTCCAGGTCGTGGGCCGTTCGCCCCCTGAGCCTCCGAACCGTCGAGGCCGTGTTGGCGCCCGCCAGCGTCGGCGTCCACCGATGCAGGAGCGCGAATATCTGGTCAAGCACCGCCCTCGCCGGCGCGTTCCCGTTCTCGTGGGCGTCGTAGACAACTACCTCATACGTCGCCGTGGCAATGTTCTCGGTGAAGGTGTCGTCCTGCTCATACTCCGCGTACTCAAAGACCACCCACGGGAGGACCCCATCGCCCCGCTTGGTATTGGGGTCGCCCGCCCCCCCGTAGATGGCCGGGTTCCCACCCACGTCCTGGACCAGCGCGATCAGCGTCACGTCCGTCGAGAGTCGGGTGTAGAGCGCCGCGTCCAGATCGGCGAGGTTCAGGCTCATCGGCTGCCCCTCGCCAGGGCCCGCGCCATCCCCTTCGCAAACTCCTTCTGGGCCCGGCTCTTGAGACGGTGGGCCGCGACCTTGAGGTAGGGCCGCGCCGCCATCCTGGACGTTCCCTCCTCGAGGAACCGCCCGTACCGCACGTTGGTCCCGAACCCAGCCCGGAGACGCCCGAGCCGGTCCCAGGTCAGCGAGCCCCGGAGCCTGTTGGTCCGCACGCCCGGCGGCTGGCCCGGCGCGGACGGGGTGTAGACAAGCCGGCCCGTAGGCCCGGGGACAGCCGTAGCGCCCGAACCCGGCATCGACTGAGCCGCCAGGTCGGCGCCCAGCGCCGCCACCCGACCCAAGCCCGCCTCCGCGGCCTTCTCGGCCCGCTCAGTGAACTCCTCGCCCTTCCACTCGGTCTCTACGTTCACAGTAATGGTCATCGGCTGGCCACCTCAAGCGGGGCCTTCTGCAACAGCCCCCGCCCGCCCTGGTCCTGCCCCTCACCCATCACCCGGTAGACAACACCCCCAACCGTCACCGTCCAGTTCTTCTGGAGCGTCAGCGCCGTCCCGTCGTCCAGGAACATCGGGCAGTAGAAATCAAACGAGGTCGTCCCCGTCTCCTTGCCCCAGACCAGCGCGTCCGCCGAGCTCATCGCCTGGATCGTGCAGCGGACCCCTGAGTACGCCGTCGAGTCCGCCGGCGAGGGGTTGCCCGTGGCGCTGATGGCGATCGTCTTGGTCGTGATCGTCGCCTCCGCGTTGAAGATGCCGCTGTCGAATACCTGGGTCACAGCGCGCCACTCCCCAGCCGGAACGGCCCGAAGTGCTCCTCCATGAGACCCTCGAGGGCGTCGAGGCCCCCCCGAGTCCACGAGTAGGAGCCCATGCTCTCGGATGACAGGGACAGGTCCTGACCCCGCTGGGGCAGGAGCGCGTCCAGCATCCGGTAGTACGCCAGCTTCAGGTCGTCAGGGATCGTCGCCCAGCCGCCCTGGTAGACCACCACGACGTTCTGATGGCCACGGGGGAATCGGACCCCTGAGAGGTTCCCGATCGTCTCATACGAGCCGTAGGCGTCCGTGGTGATCCGTGACGGGTCGCTCACCGGGAGCCGGTGGAGCCAGCCGTTCAGCGTGTTCACCCGGTAGGTGGTCGAGTCCAGCGCCGTCGAGTTGCCCGAGTCGTCCAGGGTGGACACCGAGGTCAGCGTCCCGATCGGGGGCGACCGGAGCTGGATCAGTTGCGAGTCGTCCCCGTCGTAGGTCTCGGTCAGGGTCGCCTGCTCGAACGTCCGATTCGTGTACCGCTCGGCCTTGGCCGTGAGCTCGGCAATCAGGTTCGTGATGACCGTATCGAGGTCCGAGCCGGTGATCCCGGCGTAGGTCTTGTACTCGGTGTTGGTGATGACGGCCATGAACGCACCTCAGATCGCCAGGATGTCGCACTGAATCGAGCCCGAGCCGCCGATCGTCGCTGCCGCGGTCTGAACCAGCACCGCCACCCACTCCGCGCCCATCAGGTCCAGGGGCGTCAGCGTCGGCGGGTCCGAGTACGAGGTCGTCCCGTCGTCGATGTCGTGGGTGTGGTCCAGCGTGAACGTGAGCCCGCCCACCGCGTCGTCGTTGTCCGCGTTGTCGAGCCGCATGAAGTACGCATAGTTGGCGTCCGTGGGGGTGACGCTGAACCCGGACGCGATGTCTCGCGCCGCGTCCCCGTTCGGTGTCCATGCCCCGTACACCCGAACAACCGGCGCGGTGCCGATCGACGTGACCGTTGTGGCGTACCGCATCCGTAGCAGGAGGCTCGAGGCCGCTCTGCCGACCTGGACCCAGTGGACGCTCGAGTCGTCCACGGACTGCGGGTTCTGAAAGTCCGCGGTGACGTGTGCCACCGTCAGATCGGAGTTCGCCGTCACCCAGGACCCCTTGGCCGAGACCATCGTGGTCGAATCGGTGATGCCCGGGTTCACCGCCCTGTTCTCACCCAGCGCCATTGGTCACCGCCTTGTTCTGGACCTTGGGCCCCTTGATCATCTTGGCCTTGGGCGTCACGTCCTTGGCGCGGCCACCCGTGACCAGGGCGTCGCAGACGCCGTATCCGATGTCGCCTGAGTCGAGTTTGTCGCCCGAGTTGTGGCCAGACCAGGGCTCGAGCAACTGGACGATCATGTGCGGGTTCTCTGTCGCGGTTGTCATCGCGTGACCTCCTCTGAGTTGGGAAAACCCGACGCCCGCGGTAGCAGGCGCCGGGGGAGGAAGAGAGAGATCAGACGATGGCCTCGTTGGTCAGGCCGCGCTCAGCTGCGGTCGTCGGCGCTTCCTTGCCCCTGGAGAGGATGCAGAAGGCCGTAACGAACGCACCCGCCGTGCCGTCTCCGACCAGGCACTCGAGCAGGAGGTGGCGCTTCCGCCCTCTCAGGTCGATGTGGCAGACCCAGAAACCGTTGTCCTCGTCAGCCGCAGCCGCAGCGCCGAAGTCGGCGCCCGTGATCGCGGTGAAGTCGGAATCGTCGGCCCCAGACGCCACGCTGTCGCCCTCGTACACCGAAGACGTGACAGCGATGTCCGTTGCCCCGATGTGCAGGTAGACGCTCGCGTAGTCGTATCCGTTGGTGTCCACCGACACGGGGTTCGCGTCGCCGCGCGCCCCGACCGGATCGTCGTTGTCCACGATCGCCGCGGGGGCGACCATCTGGGCGATCTTCGTGTTTTGCATGTGAATCATTGATGACCCTCCTTTAGCTGGTCAGGCTCATGCCGACCACGGGGTCCGCTGTGGTGCTGACGCCATCGCCGTGAATGTTGATCGCCACCCGCTCCTTGCCGCGGATTGCGATCAGGTCCTGCTCGAAGTACCGCTGGTCGCTCGTGGCCACCTCGTTGGAGCCCCGAACCTCGCCGAACTTCGCGCCCGCGGAGTGATCGCCGACCGTGCAGAACACGATGTCCTGGCCCGGATCGGTCGAGTGCTGAGACTGAACAAACTCCACCGGGTAGCCGAGGAACTGGCGACCGCTCGAGTTGCCCAGGTCGCTCTGGGTGTTGCCGCCCGCGGCCCGCATAAGCCGGTCCATGACCTCGAAGAAGAAACGAGAGTGGCAGCCCCACTTGATGTTTCCGCCGACATGAACGTATCCGGGGAGCAACGCCAGAAGGTTGGAGAACTCGGCCAGGGTGATGGAAGCGAAGTCGCCGCCCGCACTCTGGTACTCGCCGGGGCCAGTGCCCGAGCCGTCCGCGATCTGGTTGTTGAAGCCCTCGATGCCGCCGTAGGTGCTCGTGCCGTCGCCGAGGAAGGCCGCGAGGTCCTCCTTGTTGCCGACGCCGCGAGCCCAGGACCGGCCCCAGAAGTCCGCCACGCTGATCGCGGAGTCGTTCAGGAGCTCGGCGCTGATCTGGGTCAGGCCCATCAGCTTCTTGGCGACCAGTTCCACCGTGTCAGACTCTGGCTTGTTCTGAGCCGTCTCAGTCCCGGCCTCGGTCTGCCACGTCGGGGCCACGTCGCCCAGAGCGCGGGGGACCGTCATGCTGTCCCGGCTCATCGGCGTAACACCGATCAGCCTGCGGGCCGCCCCGTACTCCTCCTTGAGTTCGATCAGGTCCGCCGAGTAGTCGTCCGGGACCAGCCCACCCCCGAGGAGGTTGTTGTTGGTCACGAGCGTCTTGACGATCGTTCGGTCGTTCTCGAGTTCGGGGTAGTCGGCCACCTGGCCGTTGCCCGTCACATGGAGCCGCATCTTGGCGCCGAAGAACTCAGCCGCCTCGGACGAGCTGAACGCAGGCTTCATCTTGCCCATTCCAGGGACGTAGACGAGACCCCCGCTCTTGACGGCCTGGTCGTACTTTGCGCAGGCACGCCCGCGCTTGGTCCGCACAGCCGGAGACTCGACGCCGGCGTACGCCTTGCCGACTTCGGTACCCATCTGGCGGGTTCGGAGGTTGGTCCTCGAGGCTGAACGCCCCTGGATCTGCTCCTCAGCCGCGGCGCGCTCCTGCTCGGCCATCTCCTCTTCGGAGGGCTCGGCGCCCACGACCTCGAGGCTGTTCAGGCTCTCGCCCTCGTCAAGCGTCAGGACGGCCTTGGTTCCCCAGGCTTCGTCCACGTCCACGGACTTCCCATCGGGAGCCGTGATCTTCTCGATCCCGTTCTCAGTCATCCACGCCTTGATCTCGGCGAGGTTGCCGCCCTCGAACCCGTTTGCACGGGCGAGCGCCAGCAGTTGCTTTCGGTTCATGGCTGAACCTCCTGTTTGTGTGAGATAACTCACGCCAGGAGGTCGTCGGACAACCCGGGGGGCCTAGAGGGCCTGAGGCGGATTGCGGGCGAGTCGCCGGTCAGCGTCTACGTCGGGGGGAGTATACCGACCCCCCATATGTTGTGCAACCTGCACGCGGGCACACAAAAACCCGCCCCCGCAACGCACGAGGACGGGCCGAATCGAGAGTGCAGCGCACAGTGTACAGATCAGTCCCCACTCGCCGCCCTCGCCACCCCAGCGCTCGCCGAGTCGATGTCCTGGGCCAGGCCCCGGATCGTCCCGCAGCCCCCCAGGGCCACCGCCAGGAACCCGCCCAGCAACACCCCCATCACCGCCCACAGCCAGCGCGTGTACGGGTCCGCCAGGTACGCCTTGATCGCCTGTCGCATGGTTCAACCTCCCAGGGCGTGATTGCCCAGGGGAGTCATCGGCACGATCCAGGGGACACTTGAGGCCGCTAGGTACAAACCTTCGTGATCGCCCCCAGGCCCGCGTGAATGTACGTCTTGCGGGCTATCGGACTCTCAGCCGCCGGGAACAGGGACCGATCGGGCAGGCCCAGCGCCCTCGCCGACGCCTTCTGGATCTTGCCCTTCGTAACCAGCGCCTCGAGGCTTGCGGCCCGGGTGTCGTCCAGGACTTCCACCCGGCTCTGGCAGGACACGTTGCAGGGCATCGCCGTGAACGAGAGCTCGATCCAGTCCCACGCCCGCACGATCGAGGCCGGCGCCCCACGCTTGCCCTCGTACCGCTTGGCCTCGTCCTCGGTCGGGGGTCCCACGTCCGTAGCCGCGAACCCGATGGACACCCCGATACCCACCTCACGCGCCACGGACAGGATGTCGTCGGGCACCGGGCTCGAAATCTTCAGCATCCCGATACGGGCCAGCCAGCCCTTCTGCTCCGCGAACGAGGGGTAGGCGCTCAGGCCGTTCCTCCGCAAAGACCCGACGTGCGAGCCCATCGTGTAGTCGTGGTCCACGAACACCTTGCGATTGGACTCGAAGTACGACCGATCGGCCCCCGAGGGGATCACCACCTCGTTGTCCAGGTCGATGTCGTCGGTGTTGGCGACCACGGTGATGTCCCGGTTGCCGCCCTCGGTGTCCACCGTGGTGTCCTTGCCGAACGACGCCCACACCCCGATCTGGGCGTCCCCGCCCAGTTCCGGGTGCTTGCTTCTAATCTTGTCTACGAGCTTCATTCGTCACCTCCGAAGTCCCCGAGCAGGTTGCACCGGCAGTTCGATGCTACAATGCCGTCCGCAACTATCAGCCCGGACTCGGTTGAAAGGTCATACACATGCCCGGAATAGTGACGGATGCTCTTGTGGACCAGTGGGTCCAGGGTCACCACGCGGGACAATCGGTCAAGAAGATGGCCGAGGAATGCGGGATCTCCCGCGTCACGATCGGCAAGTACCTGAGGCTGGCCGGCGTCACCCCCCGCAACCGCAGCAAGGCGATGTATGCCCGCATGGCCCAGACGACGCCCGACGAACGGGCCCGACTGACCGAGAAGGCCCACGCCGCCGTCCGCGGCAAGCCGCAGAGCGATCAGCATAGATGCCTGATTGCCCTCGGACGCGAGCGAGTCGGCAAGCCCGACAGCCCCGAGGAGGCCCAACTGCTCGCCCATCTCCGCGAGCGGGGCGTTGATCCTGTCCCCCAGAAGGCAATCTATCGCTACAACGTCGATCTGGCCCTCTGTGAAGACCGCATCGCCGTGGAGATCTTCGGGGGCAACTGGCACCGTGGCGGCAGACACGCCCAGAGACACCGAAAGCGAATCGAACACCTCCGCGATCGTGGTTGGTGCGTGGTCATCGTCTGGTGCAACTCCCGCGCCGCCGGGCCAATGACCGAGGGAGCCGCAGACCAGATCCTCGCCATCGTTGATCTGACCCGCCGGGACAAAGCCGCCCGCCGTCAGGATTGGATGCTCAGGGGTAACGGTCAGCCTGCGACCGGACGCGGTTTCAAGATCCACGACGGGGCCTGAGTACGCCGCCCGCATCCCCGCAAACGTCCCGATTCTCCCGACCCTGGTATCAGGCACAAAGCAGTTTGGGTGGGCCGGGGGAGCCAGCACGGGCCCCCGCGGCGTGAAAGTCGATCCGTCCGCGCCGACGATCGGCACCCCCGCGGGCCAGAACGGGACCTGTGTGGACACCACCCCGGACTTCTGGCCCGTCCCGTCGTTCTCGTCCACGATCCGCTTGCAGATCGGGCACCCCCCAGGGGCCAGTTGCCAGATCTTCCCCGTGATCCCGATGTCCTCGAACCCCGCCAGCTTGCCGCCCTGTACCGCCGTCTGGACCTCGGTACGGGCGATCGTCTCGGCGCGGGCCTCGGTGAAGTCGTCCAGCCGCTTGGCGATGTCGTCTATGGACTCGCCCTCCTCGAGGCCCGTGGCCAGGGACGCCCGGGTCCGCTCCAGGGTCGTCTCCACGATGTCGCCGGCAAGCCTGAGCGAGTAGGCGTCCAGGAACGCCAGGGCCCGCTCGGGCACGATGTCAAACGCCCCGCCGGCCTCCTCGGCTGCGAGCTCCAGCCCCACCTCGGCGAACCCCTTGAGGGTCTCGCGGAGCAGCCTGGCGATCTGGTCCACGTCGTCCTTGCCCACCGGCTCGCCCGCGACCGCTCGGCCCTGGATGTCCGTCAGGTTGTCCCGAATCGTGCCAACGAGTTCCTTTTCTAGCTTCTGGATCTTGTCCGAGCGGAACGGGCCATCGGCGGCCTTCTCGCCCTCGTGGTCGCAACAGGGGGAACCCCAAGGGTCGTCCGTTTGCGCATCCTTACGCTCCGTTACGCCTATTTCGCTTCCCTTACGCTCGCTCACTACCCCGCCCACCTCCACCACCCCCTTGCCGTCCGGTTCGGGCGCCGCCAGGAACCCGCTGATCGGGATGGACCCGAACCCGCTGCCCATCGCCGGGGCGGGCTCGGGCGCACGGTCCAGCGTCTCGAGGCTCTGCCCGCTGATCCGCAGGGCGTCCCCGCCGTCCACCGGCTCAAGCCCCATCTCCATCCGCTCCTCGTTGATCGAGGTCAGACCAGCCGACACCCGCTGCGCCGCCAGGGTGGTACGCCGCTCCTCGTTCTGGGGCACCGGATCGTCGTACATGAACCGATAGATGGACGGGTCCAGCCCGAACATCGGCAGGAGCATCTCACTCTGCTGGTCCGCGTCCCGGTTCACCCGGGGCCTGACCGTCAGGTCCAGGTACTGGACGCCGTACCCCTGCTCGCTCGAGGCCAGGTTGGCGTCGTTCAGGGCCTCCATCGACTCGGGGATGCCGAAGGCCGTGCGGAGCACCTGGCGTAGCTCCTGCCTCTTCTCGAGGTCCTGGAGCTCCCTCGCCGAGAACTGGGGCGCCGTCACCGTGGACCCGTTGCGGAGGATCAGGGGCTCCGTGGACCCCCGCAGGCCGCCGAGCAGCTTGCGGAGGGTCAGCCGGATCTCCTCGATCTGGGTCGGGCTCGTCTTCTCGTCCACCGTCACGACGTAATCGGGCCTCATGCCCCGGCTCACGAACTCCTGGTCATGGGTCAGGTTCGCCGCGATCAGATCCGCCTCGGCCACCACGAACGCCAGGGGCCCTATCCCGTTGTACGGGTTCACCGGGCTCGGCGAGTGCTGGAGGTGGATGATGTCCTCACGCTCGAACTTCCGCACGTCCTCGGACCCGCGCCCGAACCAGTACCCCCCGATCAGGGATTGCTCGTCGGGCTGGACCGTCACATGCTGGGGGTACAGGGGCCACTCGGCCACCGGGCCAGAGGCGTCCCGCTCGATGCCGCTGAACGACTGACCCGCCACCTCACGGAACCAGAACTTCTGGTAGACGAGCGAGGAGCCCCCCGGCCAGTTGATGTTCGGGCAGTCGAGGAAGTCCAGCACCGGGTGATCCGTGATCTCCACCACGTCCCCGCCCCGAGACGCGAAGTCCGCGGCCTTGACCCCCGCGCGCCCGGCCTCCCACGCCTTCCGCCTGTGCTTGGGCACCGCGTTCGGGTCCGAGGCGACGGCCCGGTAGAGCCGCATCCGTTGGCTCGAGCAGGCTGTCGCGTTCATGGCCGCGTAGACGGCCACCATCCCGGTGGCGCGGGCCACGAGCTCCATCGAACTCGAGACCGAGGACCGCCGGCGCCCGGTGATGTCCGAGACCGTGACCATCGGGCCGAGCCAGTCGTCCGTTGTGGTCACTGTCTTGACGCCCGCGAGGGCCTGAATGGCTTTCGTGATCCGTCCCATGCGATACCCCTATCCGAAGGTCGGATCGTCCTCGATTGATACCCGGCCACGCCACTCCTCGAACGACACCGCCACGGGCTCGTGGACCGGGGCCCCACCGTAGACCGTCGTGCCTAGGTCGTGATCGACGTGCTTGATGACGTACCGGAGGCCGTCCAACGCGTGGTCGTGGGCCTTCTTCACCGTGTCCTTGGGCCGATCGGGGACCCATTCGTAGGTCTCGAACTCCCGGATCAGGTCCGCGCACTCGGGGTCTACGGTCAGCCTGGGCCTCCCATCGTCCTTGACCTCGAGCCGCTGGCGTACCCGCCCGATCCCGTCCAGGACCGAGTTGTCCCCCCCGATCGCGTGGATTCCCTCGTCCCGGAGGGCCTGGATGAACTCCGCGGCGCTCGGGTCGCAGATCACCGCCTCGTGCCCGTCGGCCAGGGACTTGACCGCCTCGATCTTCTCGGAGCGCTGGAGCCCGGACTGGTACACCATCGCCGAGACGTGGGCCCGCCCGTCCCCGTCGAGCTCCACCCTCAGAACCGAGAACGGGTTGGTGAACCCGTCGTCCACCCCCAGGATGACCCTGGAGGGCGTCAGGGCCCTCGTCTTGACGTGGGTGTCTCTGAGCCAGTTGTCGTACACCACGCCGTCTGAGCCCACCCAGCGGCCCATGACGTACCGCTCGAAGTAGACGCCCGTGAGGTCCATCAGCGAGTCGATGTAGTCCTGGGGCAAACAGGGGTTGTCGGTCGTCTTGGTGTGGATCACCTCGTGGTTGTCCCAGGGGGTGTCCGTGCCCGGGGCGAGGCCGAACCGCTCCGCGAACCAGTGCGAGGGCGGGCCGGGGTTGCAGGCTGAGTAGAGCTGGCGGATCAGGCCGGGAACCGTCATCCGGACGCGCCCGTCCAGCATCCGGTAATCGTCCTCCGAGCACTCCACCACCTCGTCAATCCCCACGCCCGAGAGGTTCATGGAGGCGATCTTGCCAGGATCGTCCAGGCCGAAGTACATGATGGTCCCGCCCCCGTGGATTCGGATCTCGGCCTCGCCCTTGTTGTGGGTGTAGCTCCCCATCGGGAGGACCGGGGGCAGCTCGCCCTCGGGCTCGAGGAGGGTCTTGAGGGTGGACTTCTTGAGGCTGTTAAAGGTCTTCCGGCACAGCCCCTCACGGGAGCCGGGGACCGTCGCCCTGGAGAGCAGCTTCAGGCATAGCCCCCGGCTCTTGCCCGTGGCGAACGCGCCCGAATAGCCGACGTGCCGGGCCTCCGAGGCCAGGAACCGCATCTGCTTGGGCAGGGCTCGTTGGACCAGTTCAACCATCGTCCACGATCCCCTCCATCGGGATGATCTTGACGAGCAGCCCGCCGTCCTGGCTTGTGACCTGGAGGGCGGCGTCCATCGCGTCCGGGCGTCCCACGGTGTACTCCATCACCAGCTTGGCCGGGGGCACCCGCTCCTTGGCCGGGAGCTCGTCATCGGTGGCGAGCCCGTACATGGACAGCAGCAGGGCCTCGAGTTGGGCGGGGGTGATGCACTTGCGGACCCGCTCGCGGAGGTCGCGGAGGTAGTCATCCCGTGGGCGGCCGCCGCTCTTGGCAATCGTGTTGCCAGGCGCGAACCTTCCGCCCTCACCACGCTCTCGGGTTTCGCCGGTATGAACCCGACCGTTCCCATTCCCACCGCTCATCGTCGTAAGTCCTTGCTGCTTGGGGTCTTAGCGTACCCGCATGTTCGCCGGTCTGTTCCTGGGTCGTGAGGGTCTGAGGTGTCCCGTGGCCTGTGCCGCGTACCCAGCGGGGAGTCCGTGTTGGTATGGGCCGTAGGAGCCGTCGTAGGCCCTGCCGTTGATTCCGATGATCCCGATCAGGTCTGTGTGGAGTGATGCCTTGGTGGTGGCGAGGTCGGCGCTTCCCGATGCGGGCGCGAGGTCCAGGTTGGCCTCGTCGGCAAAGTCGATCGTGGCGTCGTCCACGGTGTCACCTGTGTGGTAGGTGCTGATCCAGGTGGCTCTCGAGGTCGATACCGGGCCTGTGCCCGCGCCGTTCTGGCGGATCGTGCTGGTGGTGCCCATATTGCCCACCCAGCAATCCTCCAGGTCCGACCATGTGTCATGCTGGGCCGTGGTCCACCGGCCCCCGTTGTAGCTCCAGCGGCCCTGGTAGGCGTCTGAGGTGACGTTGCAGGAGATCACGCACCCTCGGGCCTGGACGTAGAGGTTTGAGGCGTTGAGCCCGCCACCGAAGGCGATCCAGCCCGCGCCGTTGACGTTGCCTGTGGTGGGTTCCGTGTTGTAGAGCGTGCAGAGGTCGAACTTGAGGAGCTGGTCGTCGTTCGTGCCCGAGTCGATCCGGAAGCAGGCGCCGAGCGCCGAGCCGCCCACCGCGTCGTCCAGGCCGGTCCGGATGATCACGCAGCTCTGGAACCACGCCCCGATATGGATCAGGAGTTGGCGGTCCGGGCTCGTGGACCATCCCCGGGTGTCGTTCAGGTAGACCCGCTCGTAGTAGCAGCCGTCCTGGTAAATCTGCCGGGCACAGACGTAGCTCTCTCCGTGGCCGTAATACTGGATCGGGTAGGAAGTTGGATCGTCCGGGTCCGCCACCGTGTCTGTGCCATAGTTGGCGCTGATCGGTGGTCCCAGAGTGACCGTGTAGCTGCCACTGTGCTTGGCCTCGAGTTCGGCCTTGTAGTTGAACGGTCGGACATCCCGGTAAGTCACATCCTTGACCGTGCCCAAGTTGCTATCTGTGGCCGAGTCTGTGTGTGTTGTGGATATTGCGTGCTCGAGTGTGTCTGAGACCGGGATCCCATCTGGGCCCAGGATCGGGTAGCAGTGAACCTCGACGCCGCCGTTGTGGAATCCTGTGTTGTTCTGAGAGCTTGTGGCGTTGTAGAGCACCAGCGATGTGCTGGCGACGCCCAGTCCGTGGGTCATGCCCCAGAACTCACAGTCGGTTGTGCTGGCGGTGTTGTTGCCTGTCGAGTCCGCCCAACCGATACCGTGGCCACCCTGGTCCTGAATGATGCAGCGGGTGGCCTTCGACCCAGACCCCTCCTGGAACTGGATGCCATAGCCACCGCTCAGGCCGACGTTGCCCAGGCCCCTGACGATCAGGCCGTCAGGCCACGCGTTCGCCCCCTTCCAGACGACTCCGTGACGCCCCTTGACCGCGTAACTAAAGTCCGTGTCTGGGGTCGCCGACTCTCCGGCGTTGGCATAGAGGGTGCCCGATGCCCAACTCCACTCGCCCGCCGCCGGGGTCGTGGTGGTCGGAACCGCCGCCTTTGTCAGCCAGCCCTTCATGCACCGGCGGTAGTCAGGGAGCCCCGCGAGGTACTGGGCTTTGATCTCGCCGACACCCGTGACTGTGCCCGCCGCGTCGTCGGCGCCGTACTGGTAGGCGACGTTCTCGGGCTCTACTGCAACAGCGACGCT